CATAGGGAAAATTAAATTATTTTGAGAAATTTGGGAAATACAGATACAAAAATTATCTTTTACCACCAAAATAGGCAACGGCATGACCATTTTGGATCAATAATTGGTTCACATTGATACTACCAATATATATCTCAACAAGGGGGCGACCATATTTACCAGTACCATGCACCTTAATAGACACCTCATTATTACATTTTTTTAACTCATCCGCAAGATATTCCTTCGCTTTGAGACCATTAGCCTTCTCAACGAGATCACGGGAGCGTGTTTCGGGAGTATTAACTCCGTAAAGTCTCAGTCGTTGCCTCATGGTAATATCGAAACCCAGATAGATGTCAGCGTCAACTGTGTCCCCATCAACGACCCGAACTATCTTCGCTTCATAGTTCATTTTTTCTCAGGAGGCTTGATGGGTTCGATCATCTCTCCCATATTCTTCCCACACATATTACAAATAACATACATATACACCCCAGAACGAACTAGATGGAAACGTTCGTGTTTACAAATATCCTTAACGTTAAAAAACTTGCCTCCCCCTCCTAACTGAACCTTGTCGCCCTTAGCCAAAGACTTTCTTACCATCCCTCAAAACCTTTAGGTGCTTTTATATGTTTTCTAGTTTCAAGCGTGTATTGGGTTTGCGTTGGTATATGTAAAGTAGAGTCGATAGTGTTTGGAACGGCTTTACAACCAGTTTTAGGTAAGCAGCCTTTTGTATATTTACCACAGTTTGGAAACATACGTTGAACAGACACGACAATTTCATCTGTGTTTAGGTCGTGGGTTTTATGATCTGCGACAGGTTTCTTATTCCAAATATCAGGATCGTTGGGTTTCATTTCGACCTCTGGTGAAAGTTATAACAGCAAAAGCATTTGCTATCCATGCAGTTCCTTGTTTCCCTATGTTCGCACATTCCGCACTGACACTTCATTGGTATAACCGTCTTACTTCTTCATGGTATTGCTTTGACTTGCTATGATTCCAATACCTCCATGCCATATATCCCAAGACTGGAATACCTATTGGCAGTAGTAATATTGTCGCACAGCAGAAGCATCCTATGAACGCAAAAATCCAATGTGGTTTTCTATTTCTTACCTTTTTCATGTTGCTTCTTATGTTTTAATACGATATATAAATGTTTCATATCTCCATCATATCGCCACTTACAGTGTTTGCATTGAAATGTAATGTTCATTAATCGAAAAGTTTTGTCTCTATCTCTTTCTTTTCATTGTAGAGTTCGTTTAGAAGTTCCACAACCTTTTCTATAGTCGCATTTACTTCCTGAAGTCTTTTTCTGTCGTCTGTCATAACTTAGGCTGCCCTCAGCCCTTATATATGTCTTTCTCTCACAATTTTCGGCTTCGCTCTGCTCAGCCATCTGTTGTCCACTTTCTTGTCATACGTTTACGGAAGTAATTAACAATTTGGCTGGACAACGTTCGCTTACCATAAAACGTCTGTATGCGTTCAACGTCATGGTTGTGTAAAACTACCCTACCATTATAATATGGATACATAATGCAATCTTTGTGCTGATCGCAGTGTTTTAGACCTATAGCGTGTCCACACTCATGCATGAGGGTATGAATCATATTATAAGTCCTCAGTTTGGTTTTTGTGTTGGGTGGATACTTGTCAGGGTACACTTCATGTGCATTTCTCTTCTCTCCCCTCATAGACCAGATCACAGAATCGTTAAACGTAATGTCTCCCCCTATTTGTGTTCCGTTTGGGAAGTATGCGTATGCCAGAGTGCTAGGTCTTTCCTTGAACAGTTTATCGTCTTCCGCCTTTACAAATCTCATCTCAATGTCTGCTACCTTGTCTTTATTTCTTTCTCTCTTAAATCTAATATCTTTACATCTCAAGCCCCACTGTCTTAGTGCTACTGCCAATGCTTTATCTTCAAACTCATCATCAGGGAAGTTCTCTGATGTGTTTGTTACCTTGTAAGTTACAAAGCCCCATTTTCTAGGTCGCCCAGCTCTGTCATGGTGTTTTCTAGGATTCCATTTGTGTTTCCACTCCTCTATTTCTGTATATGAAAAGTCTAAATTAATATTGGAATGAAACTCCTCTTCGTTAGAGTCTATTATGCAGAAAGTGTCCATATCAACACTTCAAGTTCAGCTTTTCGCAGTAATCAGCAAATGAGTTCTGTGGTGTTGTTTCTGTTGGAAAGATTTGAATGTTAGTTTGTGATATAAATATAACGGATATGAATATAGCCATAATGATAAGCGAAACCGCAATGCCAAAATGATCTACGTTCATATTAAGCCACCATTACATATTTTTGTAGAAGACATTAGAGGTTCTTTACATTTTTCAGCCATATCTACCTCTGCACCAGTCATATATATAATGATTACTAGTAGCATTGTTAACATTAAAACTATTAAACCTATATGTAAAGTGTGTTCACTCCTCAACATCTTCATCAATCGCTTCCTGTTTGTTCTGTTTTATCTTGTCTTCTGCAAGGAAGTTTAGCTTATAGAACGTCATCTTCGCTTTTTGTGGAAGGTTATTCATTGATTTTCCTTGTTTGCCAAAGGCGAGTACGAACCAATCCATAATCTCACTATAATCTTCTACTTCTAATTCTACCATGAATAGCCTTGTAGTTTAAATACTTAAGTTTTAAACCTAGCTGGCTAGCCTAAGACCAGCCCTCCCTTTCGCAGTCAGTGCTACTCAGGTATGCAGACTCACACCACTAGGCATATGATGTTTAGTAAGGTTTATATTAAATATGCTGGTAGAAGTTAAATGAGAAAATGCCCAAAATGTAGATCAAAGGATGTTGTTTTAGGACACATGCGTGGGTTTAGACTTGCTATATGTGATGAATGTGATTACGAATGGAGACTTAAATGAAGAAGGATTCTCGCAAAAGATCTATTCTTGAATCTGTTGTTGATATCACAGTAGGTTTTATCATCTATTTACCTGTTAATATTTTCATTCTTCCATACTTTACGAGTGGAATAGAAGAGTATAGTATAGCCACAGCGTTAAGCATATCGGCAATTTATACCTCCATAGCACTAGTAAGGAAGTATATGGTTAGAAGGGCGTTTGTTAATAAAGACCTGACAAAAACATTACAAAACTTGACAAAGTTTATAAAGTAGGAGATTGTGAGTAAACTATGGGCAGATGGGATACATTTAAGGGTTTTATAACAGGGAGAAGCTCGATAGACAAAGCCTTTACTGAAACTACAACAAGACCAAGCATTGCACAGCCATATATGGCTACAGACACTGGTGCAAAACTACCAATATTTCCATTCCCACTTATAATGATTTATGAACTTGCAGACAACATTGATGCCTTGAGAATACCTATTGAGACGCTAAACCGTGAAATTTTCAAGAATGGATTTGAAATTGTTGAGAAATGGAAGTTTAAATGCACTCATTGTGGTAAGGAATTCCAATATCAGCCACTTCCAACAGACCTTCCAGATGAGCAACCCTTCCAATCAAACGAGGATAATCAGGACAATGCCTTGCCAAAGCAAAGAAGAAGAATAACAAATAAGGCAAAATATGGTAAAGTTATACCTGATGATGTGCTTTGTGATAGTTGTGGTAGTAACAAACTGATAAGACCAGTACCAGAGAACAGGAAGATACTTGAGGGACTTTTAAACTCTTCTGTTAATACAAACGAACAACTTTTCGAGGATGTTGTAAGGCAGTTAGAGAGAGATCTCGAAGTTGCAGATAATGCATATTTGTTAATATTGAAGAATTATTGGATTGATGATACAACAGGAATGATATCTGAGAAAAGAACAGAGATTAAAGAGATGTTAAGAATTGATCCACCACAAGTTGCCATGATAGCAGACAGTGATGGAAGAATAGGTTATGACGACAAAAGAAACGAAATATTTGTATGTCCACGATTTGAACATAGGGATAAGCGACTTACATCAAACAAATGTGATAGATGTGGAGCTCAGGCTCTAAGAGCAATCGTGGAAGTAAACAGCGTCTATTCTATCGGTATTCCTCAGCCAAAACGTGTTATTTATGGAGAAGGAGAGATTATTTGGAGGGCTGGTAAGTACAAACCCGGACTAATTTATGGTTATTCGCCAATTTATTCCGTCTGGTCAAAGGCTATGTCGTTGACACATATGGATGAGTATATTAGAAAGTATTTCGATAAGATGAGACCCCCAAGGGGTATGCTCATAATTGCGTCTCGTAATTATGAGACATTCAGAAAATCTTGGGATCACTTGGAACAGAAGGCAACCGAAGATCCATACATGATACACCCACTTTTAGTCGAAAGTGAAAAGGGTGCAAAGAACATGGCACAGTGGATTGATTTCACAGGATCTCTCAAGGAATTAGAGTTTATGGCACTTAGAAAAGAGTTAAGACAGATTATTGGAGCAGTTTACGGTGTCTTGCCACTTTATTTTGGTGAAATGCCTACTGGTTGGTCACAAGAAGGACTGCAAGTTACTATTACTAACAGGGCTGTAAAGTGGGGTCAAGACATACTTTTAAAGTCATTTTTCAGTAAAATAGCCAAATTATTAGGTGTAACCGACTGGGAGCTTCGATTAAAGGTTGGAGAAGAGACAGATCAGTTAAGAGAGTTACAAACACAGGGAGTAGAGATAACAAACATGCAAGCTATGCAAGCTATGGGATTTGAGATAAAGAGAACACATACAGGAGAGTTTAAAGTATCAAAAGATCCAATTCTAAATCCGATGCTAATGGGAATGGAAGAGAAAAAAGGCGACAAGACAAAGAAAGAAGGTCGTGGTAACAAGGTAGGACAGCAGGAAGAACAGAAACAGAGCTTCCAAGGAGAACACAAAGGAAGAAGACCATCTGACACTGGTGGGGTGGCACAGGGAAGCCCATCAAGTGGTAAGGGAACATCAATGAGCAAGAAGAGTTATCCTGATGGAATAACACCTGCGAATTTTGAAGTTGTTAAAAATATTTTACAGGGTGCAATGGACTTTGGCTGGAAGAAAACAAAGACCGTAGAGGAATTAAGAAAGAGTGCAGCAATGACAGTCAGAGATGCAAGGGGAGTATACGATAATGAATTTGAATCAACAAGGAGGTGGGAAAATGGAGAAGAAGAAAAGTAAGGAGATCATAAAGGCTATAGTACAGGTAAAAGAGCATAAGGTAGATGTTTATACAAAGTCATACAACGATACAATAAAGAGAGCAGGTTCAGTCAGGGTAGAAAAAGATCTGCCTACTGAGGAGAAAGTAAACATAACAAGTGTTTATCACGCAAATTACAAATTAATAGATGATACAATAGAAGACATAAAGAAAATGAGTAGAAAAGTATCTACAGGTGACTATTCAACAAACAATGTTTATTTGATACTTCAAGATGCTTTAAAGAAAATAACACTGGCTGAGAAATGAAGCTACCAGTAAATGTAGGCTCGTATATTGGTCAGAAGCTTTGGAATCTGCACCAAAAGAACGAACATACTAGGGTAGACAACTACAAAGAGGGCATATGTTTGCTATGCTTTCGTAAAGATGTAGTTAGTGCAACTGTTATAGACATCTGTGGTGATTGTGCAAGTAAGAGGGGTAGAGAGGCACTACTTGTTGCTGTAGCCGAAAAATATTACGGAATGTGTTATGTATGTGGAGCATATAAGTTCCATATAGAGAATATAAATGCCAGATTTTGCAGACCGTGCTATCAAAGAATTATGGTTAAAATAAGAGAAGACCATCATGGTCAGGAAGATCCGTTTTGGAAGAGTATGAGAAAGAAGCATGGAAAGGACTGGAGCTTTGCTATGAATGATCCTAGCAAGTCAATAAGAAGATAACTTAAATATAATCACCTAGTCGTTACAGTATGGACTGGAAAAGAGCCAAAAAACGTATGCATTGCGACTGTAGTGTGCATGACATAGTATCTAGTGTTTTGGAGTATTTAATCATAACTCCTATGTTTGCTGTTGCTTATCTTGCTGTTACAGTTCCTTGGATGTTATTTGTTATCAAGTTAGATGGAGAACAGTTTACAGATTTTGTGTGGCAGAGCGTATTGGTTGACTTGATAGTGGCATATCCTGTCACAAAGTTGGTTATGAAACTCAAACCAAGAATAGAAAAGCTAACCAGACTCCGGCACTGATTTGTTTAAGGTCTGTCTCCTCATCTCTCTACCTTTTTTATATTCTCTGAGATCAGGAGGTAACATTAAGAATTCTAGTAGTATTTCAATGTTTTCCAGCCTATGATTTGTTATTCTTAAGAGGTCTTCTATCTCTTCAAAGATAAAATCAATTTTGAATGGGCTTTTCATGCTTCAAAATAAAATTCAGTCTATCCCTAGAAATGTCGTAAAAACGCAAAGAATTGTTAATTTCTTTCTTCTTTTTTGGTTTTTCACCGTAAAAACGGTCTACTCTTATCTCTAATGCAGGACTTCTTAATTTCCTTGGAAAGAACTCTACTCTGTTATTTTTCGGGTTATATTTTAAATCTTTTTGTTTTATTGGTATCTCATCTCCCTCTGAATATTCAAATACAGTACCATTTACAAAGTGAACTATACTTCTTCCCAGTTGTGGTCTCTCCTTATGTTTGCTTATCTTTGAAACAACCCATAATTTCTCGTTTGGTTTTAGGAATATATCTAAAATAGGTGCAGAGAACATTATCTCCTTATCCATTCTATGATACTGTGTATTATACTCATCTTCTGTTTCATAGACATAGATAGACGTTCCCATGTTGTAAATACACAATCCTTATTAATAAAGGCTTCTTTTTTATGTTATGAAAGAGCTGTGTAAATGTGGAAAGAAACGTTATGGATATACAGATGGAATACATGAGATCTTTCTATGTTATAATTGTGGGAGTTTTTTAGGAAATGCTGGTGGAGACCCATTATTTGGTATGCTAATAAAATCAAACCCGGAATCAGTATTAGCCTTAATTCAAGAGAAACTACTAATTCCGATAGAGGTTTTTAAACATGGCAGATAAAGACCTAATAGACGAACTTAGGCGTTTAGAAGATAAAATAGACGAAAATAACGATAGAATAATACAACTAGAAGTCAAGGTAGATGAGCATGAATCACACACACTTGACAGAAGGGGCATGTACAAATCCTTTATAGGTATAAGTTTGGCTATAGTAGGCTCACTAATAGGATTCTTTCAGCTCTCTATAATGCTAAATCCTTAAATACAAGGTCTTGGTATTTGGCATTATGGTAGAAGCATTAATACTTGTCGCTATTGCATCAGCAGTAGGAGCAGGTCTGAACACGCTAAGAGGCTATTTAGGCTCTGATGGAGAATCTTATTCTATAAGACGACTCGCAGGAGCTTTGATTGTAGCTACTTTCGCTGCTCTGGCACTAGCTCAAGTCCAAATAGTAGATGGACTGACCGATGCTGGAATAGTCTTGGTAGGACTGACAGTCGGTTTCACTGCT